GCAATTCAGGGTATAGACTTGTCAGAGCAATCACAAACAAGTGAAGGTTCTGGAGCTACTAGCTTGCAGGATATTGAAGCACGAGCACACGCAAGACTCACAGGCAACCAAATTGAAGCAACAGCAATACAGCAAGGTATTAATAAGTCAGATGGTCTTGACTATAATATTGTGGGGCTTAGTTAATGGTTAATGTAAATGCTAATTTTCAATATACAGCAAACTTTGGTCCTGTTATTGGACAAATGCAACAGCTTACTAATCAGGCTAATGCTCTTAATAACACCCTTCAAAATCTTGACAAACAGTCTGTAGGATTAAAGTCAAACCTTGCAGGAGCATTTGCTTCTGATCTTGGAAAAATTGGTGGCTGGAATGCCAAAATGGTTGAACTTACTGACTCTGTTGATCAGTTTGGACAATCTCTTTTAAAGCAAAAACTTACTTTAAAGCAATATGCAAAAGAAGCTATTGGTGCATTTACAAGTTCATCTAATGCACATAAACTTGCCGTTCGTGAAGTAGCCAGAGAAATGTCACAACTTGTGACTCTTGGCAAGGGTATGGATGGCAAGCAAATGGGTATGATGATTACCCCTGCAACCATTAATCTTAAAGACTTTAATACTCAACTTGCGGTATCTCAAAAACAGTGGTCTATCTTTAATAGCCTTGTTCAAGATGGAACAACTCATTTAATTAACTTTGGTAAAAACACACAGTGGGCAGGTCGTCAGATTACTGTTGGTCTTACTGTTCCTTTAACTATTTATGGAAACACAGTGTCTAAAATTTTCCGTGAAGTAGATGCAGAACTTACACGTTTCCAGAAAGTTTATGGAAGCGACTTAATGAATAGTAATTCTGAAGCTACTGGTAAAATGGTTGAAGATGTTAGAAACCTTGCTGTAGAGTTTTCAAGGTCATTTGGAATTGCAGCAAAAGAAACAGCATCCCTAGCTGCTGATCTTGCAGCAACTGGTCTAGAAGGACAAAAACTTCTTGCCTCACTTAGAGAAACAACTCGTCTTGCTGTTCTTGGTGATGTTTCAAATCAAGATGCAATGAAAACAACTTTGTCTTTGCAGAATGCTTTTAAGATAAGTACAGATGATCTTGCCAGTTCTGTAAACTTTCTTAACGCAGTAGAAAACCAAACTTCTCTTTCCTTGCAAGATTTAACAACAGCAATTCCAAAAGCTGGACCAGTAGTTAAAGCACTTGGCGGTGACGTAAAAGACTTAGCCTTAATGATGGTAGCCCTTAAAGAAGGTGGTATCTCAGCAGCAGAAGGTGCAAATGCTCTAAAGTCTGGTATGGCTTCTTTGATTAATCCAACAAAGCAAGCATCTATAACTGCAAAACAATATGGCATTGACATTAATGGTATTGTTCAAGCAAACCGTGGACAACTTATGCCAACAATTATTGCTTTTCAACAGCAACTACAACTCCTTGATGATTTTGGTAAAGCACAAGTTATTGAAAATGTTTTTGGTAAATATCAGTTTGCTCGTATCTCTGCATTGTTTGATAACTTAAATGCAAGTGCTTCCCAGACAAATGCGGTACTTGGCTTGATGGGTCAATCAAATAAAGAACTTGCAGCAACTGCATATCAGGAAATGGATACTTTGATGAATAGTTCTTCAAAGCGTTTTCAACGTGCTATTGAAGGAATTAAAGCTCAGTTTATTACTATTGGTGGATCTATTACTTCTGCAATTACACCGATTCTTGAAAATGTAATGGGTAAGATTCAAAAAGCTATTGAGTTTTTTGAAAACCTTCCAAAGCCAGTAAAATCATTTATTAAGGTAGCAACAGGTTTAACAGCTATTGCTGGTCCAATTATTATGATGGTTGGTATTTTCTCTAACTTCCTTGGATATATTGGCAAGGGTGCTATGGGTATGGTTAATCTTGGTAGACGTATGGCAGGTATTCCAACTCAAAAGTTTGAGATGCTTACTGATACCCAAATTATGGCTACTAAGGCTACAGAACAATTATC